GTGACACTTTGATTAGCTAAATTAGGAAAACCGTATGGGTCTTTTTGTATTGGCGTGCTCACTGGGTCACTGATTTTGACTGGATCAAACTTATTCAAATTGTACTTAAACAAATCAAGGAAGTTCTTGTCAACATCGCCAGCGATTTTGATAGTGTAGTTATAAGTGTGAACACTTTCTACGATGTATTGTTTTAGGCTCTTCATTTCTTATTCCTGTATTCAGTATTTATCATTTATCTGTTGTTTTTGGTGACAACATCTTTAGCAATTCATTACGGTCTAGTGTCTGACCTGTGCCTAATGGGGTAGCTTCAACTTCTTCTTCCTTTGAAGCATTCTTCTGGTCTAATTGTGCTTTTTTAAGCTGTAAATCAATCATTTTAAGCTTCTTGTTAAGCTTTGCTGTCTTAGCTGTAATTGCATGTCCCAAGAAACTGCTAGCACTATTGAATATCTCACTAGCAAAACGACTATCAACTTGCATACCCAAATCCATTAAATCTTTATAGCTTGACGTAGCCATACTAGCTATCTCATCCATCTCACCATCGGCAGCATCTAGCCCTCTAACTTGGGGTAATGCAGTTTCAATCTTCTCTAAATTACTCAATGCTTCTGTAGTGATTTCATTTGCATTGTCCGGAATAGGAACACTGAGTGTGTCTATCTCATGTTGTGGCAATTCAAAAAGTTCTTCTAATTTTTTGGTCATAAAGTATTTATTTACTTTGGTCTACCGTTGTAGAAAAGGTCATCTTCTGTAATGACTCTGAATGCATATCCTTGACTTTTGCAATATGCTGAGGCAGCTTGCCATTTAGCATGATTGATAGCAACTACCATTCTATCTTTAGCACTTGCTACTTTGCTTTCAATGATACTTTGTTTTTTTGGTTTAATCTCTACCATCTCGGCAATCTTTTTACCAAATTTATTTTGATATACTACAAAGAAGTCAGGGATATAATTAGTTGGTTTACCTGTAAAGGGGTGACGATATGGGATTTTGATAGCTTCACTTGCCCAATATAATACACTTTTGTTAGTATCACAGAAGGTCATAAATGTTAGTTCCCAACCACTGCGATATTGAGGGACGTGTTTGCCTACATACTTTTCAGGGTTCTTGGGGGTATATTTACCCTGAGCAAAACGTGACATGTTATTGTACTATGTTACGAGCTACGTTTTGATTAGCTTGCGGCACTGTGCCAAAGCCATACAATGATGTTTTACTTTTGAAACTGTTTAGATAATAACCAATAACAGTATTCACTTCCATCTTACTTTTACCTTGTATATAATTTAACAAATCTAATACAGGTATGCCAGTTTCTTGCGCTATTCTAAAAAGATAAACAGTAAAGTTATCTGCTATTTGTTTAGTGCCACATACACCAATAAAATACGAATGCACTATATCATAATCATTAGGTGATATGATTAAATTGAATCCGTAGAATTCATCAAATATTCTAATTGTTTGGTCAAATGAGGAACGTGAATCAATAATTCGTGCCATATAAATCTCCTAAGAGTATTTATACTTTGAATTTACATGCTTAACCTGTTTGTCCACCAGGAGGAACAGCAGTCCCGGTTGGATTAGCCCATGGTGGAGTTTGTAATCCGGTAGTCGGAGCTCCTGCTGCACCGGCTGTACTAGGACTTGTACCGTAACCGGGATAATATGTGTTTGTTCTAACTTGGCCAGGTAATGTCTGTTGAAATGCATTTTTCAACAACGTGTTTAAATCTTGAGTAACAACTTGTTTTAAGTTTTGATTTTTAAATGTATTGTATGCTGTACCAATGTTCTGAAGTGTATTTAAACTGACGTTACCATTAGCACCAAAATCATTGATAACACCAATAGCAGTATCTATTAAGCCAGTTGGGCCTAATATACTAGCAGTTGATCCCGGTCTTGTCAGAGGACTTTGAGTTGTATCATAATTTGGTGCTGAATTAGCTTCAGGTCCAAATCCAGGAACAAAGTTGCTTGCACCCGGACCACTCATTGCACCTTCATAATACTTCACTGTTTCATAATCAATAGTCATTTTATTTTCCATGACACCGTTACCTTGAGCATAATCATATGTATCATGTTCAAAACTAGTAATGATTGGATTAATTAATGCATATTGTATAAAGTTATGCTGGTTAAAACCGTAAATTCTTATGCTCTTAAAGAATGGGATTTTTGATATGCCTTGATTTGCTTGACTTACAGTTCCAGATTGAAAATTTGCCTCACCTATGTATCCCCAATCAGTATCAGTAACAATGTTAGGTGTATATAAATTTCTGTAATTGTAATCTGTAGTACCAGCTACTACTTGATTAGGTTGCTGTGCTTGTACTTTGTTTGCGTCTTTGTAATAATATGTGTAGTAATTGTACCACATATTACTAATCATATCACCGCTATCATCGTGAAAATTAATTGTAACTGGATTATATTTTAATTTAGTCTGTACGATTCGTTTTCGATTGTATTGATTCATTACATGAGTATCAAACGAAAACTTAGGAAGATTTACTGATTTTACTGCTAAACCAAAATTAACCCCGGTGTTTAGACCGGGTTTATAAGCAGCTTGATTGATTTCAAAGTATACATGAAATAAAAATTTTAATTTAGGAGCATTCTGATAAGAATTAGTCCTAAATGTTTTGGCGGCGTGAGTGTAATCTCGAACGTAATCATTAGCAAAAAAGCCAGTGATTACGTCTTGTACGAAAGTAGTTCCTGTCGCCATGTAATTATTTTACAAATATTAACCGTTACTACCAATACCAGTAGCAATAGAACCAATTGTTCTACCAACTATTGAGCCAACACCAGAACCAATTGGAGCTTGTATTGCGTTATCATAACGAATTGATAATGAAACTGTTACTACATCGTTTGTAGCATAGTTTAATGTATTATAGTTAGCTGTTTGTAAGAAACATCCATATAATTCCCATGTCTCTAATACGATAGGCACAGAAGTACCGTTACCACCGTCTAAGATTTCAATGTTAGTTTGGAACTTATAATCTTGACCAGTTGCCGCAGATGCTTGTTCAACAAAGTCTAATTGTTTCTGTAGTTGTTGACCAACTAATTTAGAAACACTACCTTGTGCATCATCACGTATATTACATGTGAATGGTTGCCATTGATGCTTACCTGCCAAATACATTGTTGAGTTATAGATCGGCAATGTAATTTCTTGGAACTGCACGTTAGGACGTGAGCAGTCAATAACTTGTTTAGTTAATTCAACTGTACTGCCTACACCAAAGTTTAGAAAGTTAACTCTAAAACGATATTGTAGTTTAGGCATCAATAGACCCTGGTTACCACCAGCGTTGTCTGACGCTACTGTCATGTTGAACAATGATTGTGAGGCTGTTGCCATTTTTTATCTCCTGTATACTTATTTATCTTTGCAATGATACCCCTTGCGGGGTATCATCTATTTGCTTACCTGTTGTTTAGTGATGCTATCTCACCTGTATTCAACACACGAACCGGGATGTAGATGAATTCAGCCGCTTTTACTGGCTCAATTGCAACATCTACCCATAATTCATTTCTGTCGATTCTTGCAGGTGTGTTATTAGATGTATCACACTGTACCAAGTAGTCATATAGACCACGTTTAGCAACCAAGTCAACCATCAATGTTTGAATGACACCTGCAATAGAACTACGTGTCAATGCATCGTTAGGTTCAAAGACGAACGGTCTAGCCGCTATCGTCAATTGACGACGGATATAGTTAATCAAACGTGCAACGTTTGTTCTATCTAATGCACTTGTACTATTGTAGCTATTCTTGTTACCGTAGTTCAACAAACCAATACCGGTAAAGAATACCAATGGATTGATTTGATTAACGTACAATGTATCACGAATACCAATACGTGTCTTGATTGGGTGGAATTCACCGGTTGTACGATCCAAGTAACCAATGTTTAATGCATTGTCAATGTTACCTCGGCGTGTACCTGCTGCCGCTAACCAAGGATAAGCGATAGTGTCATTACGCAAGAATGTACGCAACATCATGTGTGAT